TAGTAGGATAAGGCATAATTGATAATGAGTTTTATTCTCAATAAAAAATTAAAAAAAAGGAGCCCCCGAAAGGACTCCCTTAAATAAAATCAGAATGCAGCAGGTGCAGTGTTGGTAGCATAAAGCTCAACAGCAGCAGCGGGATTCAGGTAGTCAGCACCCATGGCGAGACGACCAAGGATCACATCACCCTGATAGATAACAGAAACATCACCACTGGTGACTTGCACCTGAGGGGCGATAGCTTCCAGACAACCAGCAGCTTCACGCTGGAAGATCAGACCACAAGAAGTGGCACCAACTTCGGCAGCAGTACCGTAGTCGTTGTTAACACCAGCAGTAGCACCGGAAGCATCTTCGATGGTTTCACCAATGAAGGAGCCAGTGTTACCAGGATTAGCAACAGCACCACCATAGTTCACACCATACTTACCGAAGAAAGGAAGATGCATGGACTTGTAGATCTTGATACCAGCGATCTCGATGATGCCTTGTCCAGACTGCAGAGAATCACCTTGTTCATCACGGTTCACAAGACCATTAGTACCAACAGCTTGGATCAGCTCATAGTACTGACGGGGGTTGAGAACAGCCACGCGACCATCCATCGACACACCCTTCTCATCCAAAGCAGCGGCAGCATCATAGAATGCAGCAACCAGCTTAACAGAATCATAGGCATCAGCTTCAGAACCGGCACCAGTACCAACTTGGATTTGAGTACCACCGGGTTCAACATAACCAGTAGCAGACACAGGAGATGCAGAACGTGCACCGCGAGTGATAGCACGGAAGATGTAACGGTCATACTTCTCAGCAAGAGCATAACCAATCTTACGAGAAATCTCGGAGCGGAGGTCATAATGAGACAGAACTTCATCTAGCTCATACACAAATGCGGAGCTGATCAGCAGATCATCAACAGTGATGGTCTTCTCAGCCACCGGAGGTGCATTGTTGCTGTCACCCAGGATGCTGTTACCAGGAGTATGGAACTCACTCTTAGTACGACCGGTGTAGATGAATTGCATCGACTTACCGTTACGAAGAGTACGCTTCATGATCAGATCACGAGCGATGGTGTTATGTTGGAAACCTTTGAACATCTCTCCACTGAAAAGCTTCAAGTAGAGAGCACGGGTATCACCCGCAAGATTAGATTGACCCAGCTGAGTAAGCTGTGCTGGGTTTACAGAAGATTGAAAAGCCATTGTTTTTTATAAGAGGTTTAAGCAAGTTCCTCTGGATCCAGAGTATTAAGTTTTTGAGATCTTAGGGCGTCTCAATGCCACAGCTGCGGCTAGAGGTATCGGCGTACCGGCTCTAACCAATAAGTAAAGAGGGGAATCGAACCCCTCATGAATCACCAGATTACTTCTTGTATTCAACACCACGATAGCGAAGCGCATCAGTATGATAACGCTCAGCACGACGGCGTTGGTTTTCAAGGAAACGAATAAGATTGATAGACATAGTTCGTACAAAATAAACCTAGCCCCCGTTCCATGACTAGGTAACATGCGACCCGAAGGTTGAACGTACGAATTAATTAAAAGAAACAGTTACTTCCTTTAATAAGCCATTTGCTTATTTAAAGTTAACCGATAGCAGGAGCAGTCAGAGCCACAGGAGTGGTCTCAGCAGCAGCAAGGTATTGAATTGCTCTACTAAATCTTGAAATGTCGTCCTGAAATAATCCCAACCCTCTATTGCACTGATGACAAATATGACCTCTAAATTTATTGGTTAGATGGTCATGATCAACAACCCAAATACTTGCATTTCCACCTGTGCCAACTAATTGAGATTCATTTCTCAAACATATTGGGCAAGTATGATTTTCATTTGGATAACCATATTTTTCTTTCAATAGTTTTCTTTGTTTTGATAAAACTCTTGCACATTTTTTACATTCTGGTCTCAAATATTTTCCACCATTGGCAGGAGAAAAATCAGAAGATGGTAAGTTATTTTTACACTTACTACAAGTTTTCATTTGCACGACAATGATTTATTTATCAACCAATGGAAGGAGCAATCATTGCTACAGGAGTAGTAGATGCTGCTGCAAGATCAAGCGGGAAATTGTGGGCGTTCCTTTCATGCATCACTTCAAAACCAAGGTTAGCACGGTTAAGAATGTCAGCCCAAGTATTAATGGTATGACCTTGACGATCAACAATAGATTGATTAAAGTTAAATCCATTCAAGTTAAACGCCATAGTACTGACGCCAAGAGAAGTGAACCAAATCCCCACAACGGGCCAAGCGGCAAGGAAGAAATGCAAAGAGCGACTATTATTAAACGACGCATATTGGAAGATAAGTCTGCCAAAGTAACCATGCGCTGCAACAATATTATAAGTCTCCTCCTCTTGACCGAACTTGTAGCCATAGTTTTGAGACTCATTTTCAGTCGTTTCACGTACAAGAGAACTGGTAACAAGGCTTCCGTGCATAGCTGAGAACAAAGCCCCACCAAATACGCCGGCAACACCAAGCATATGGAGAGGATGCATAAGAATATTATGTTCAGCTTGGAAGACCAACATGAAGTTGAACGTACCGGAAATGCCAAGAGGCATCCCATCAGAAAAACTACCTTGCCCAAACGGATAGACAAGGAAGACTGCAGTCGCTGCAGCCACAGGGGCAGAGTAAGCAACAAAGATCCAAGGCCTCATCCCAAGTCTGTACGATAGTTCCCATTCGCGTCCCAAGTAAGCAAAGATGCCAATGAGGAAGTGGAAGATAACGAGCTGGTATGGACCGCCGTTATAAAGCCATTCCTCCACTGTGTTGGCTGCCCACACAGGGTACAAATGTAACCCGATTGCGTTGGAGCTAGGTACGACTGCTCCAGAGATAATGTTGTTTCCATAGAGTAGAGAGCCAGCTACCGGTTCACGGATACCATCAATATCCACTGGAGGTGCGGCAATGAAAGCAAGAATAAAACAGGTGGTTGCTGCCAAAAGACAAGGGATCATAAGTGTCCCAAACCACCCAATATAAAGACGATTGTTTGTCGAAGTAACCCAGTCACAAAACTGATCCCAGGTTGACTCTTGACGATTAAGTATAGAAGATGACATTATTTAATGATTGTAATGGTAACAGGAGCAACACCAGCTCCGATCATACCAATGCGCTCAGCGGTCCCTTTACTAATATCAATGTCACGACCGGTAATAAAAGGACCACGATCGTTAATTCTTACTACTTCACATTCTTTGTAGCAGACCTTAACTTTTGTACCAAATGGTAGCGTTTTATGTGCTGCTGTTGCAGCGTATTGATTGAACGTTTCCCCATTGGCAGTTGTACGACCATGGAAATATGGACCATACCAAGAAGCAACCCAAAGAGTTGAAGCAATAAGAGAATTAATCATGTTTTTAAAACAAAGAACAATTAGGCGTGCTTATCCATAATTTGAATAAGCTTATCAGCGTAGATAGGGTCAGTAGCATAGCCCTCTGCTTTAAGCAAACGAGCACACTCCTGACGTGATCCAGCACGATTAACGCCAAGGTAACTACGATAGTCTTTATACCATTTAGTTACCAGATAATTGACACAATCAAATGGTGTGTCAAAATCTTTAAAGGAAGCTCGGATGGTCACAGGACCACTACCATAATCTTCCCAAGTTGTGTGTACAGTACCTTTACCTTTGATACCAAAGAAATTATTTTTACCAGAGATAAATTTACCGTAACCAGATTCAAGTGCCCATTGTGCAGCAACACACTCAGGGAATTTAGCACCTGCTTTCTTAGCAGCATTGTAAATACCTTGCCAACTATTATCAACTAAGTCTTCGTCAACATAAGGGTTACGTCGATAAAGTTCAGCAAACTTATTTAGCTGCTCTTCAGTTAGTTGTTTTTCAAGCCATGCCCATGACTCACGTTGATGTGTAAGGTTTTTGAAATAGGTGGCTGCATCAACAAGTTTAATAGTCATTACTTTTTAGCAGTTTTAGCAGCTCGTTTGAAGTTAGCTGCGGTAGGAGCACCTTTGCTTCCAGGTTTCCGCATCTTTTCTCCTGAGCCTTTTTTGATACGCATTCGTTTTGCGTGGATGTTAGCGTAGAGACCTTGTTTAGCCATAGTTTAGCACTTCCATTTACGTAGTGCAAGAGCCTTACGAGTGGGCCGACCTTTGCTATCTTTCATTGGACCTTTTACACCACCCATCCTAGCACAGAAAGACTTCTTACGTTTCCCTCCACCAGGTTGTGGTGCCTTTAAATTAGATCCAGTTTCTCGATTATACTTTTCACGACCAGCTTTTGTAAGCCCACCAGTACGTGATTTGTGTTCACCAATTTTAAGTTTGACAGAGGTTTTATTTTTTGTAACCACCTTTGCCACCTTTCTTCTTACCGCAAGCCATTACCAAACTCCAGGGATAATTTGACCAGTTAGTGCATACGCTCCAAGCGCAGCAATCACACCTAGCATAGCCAGGCGACCGTTAAGCATCTCAGCTTTTTCGTTATGAGTCACAGTGTAGTTGTCGTCAGTGTACATGGTGGGTTCTTTAGCAAAGAGGTTTTGTTGTCCGCGATCGTTTGTGGTAACGGTCATTAGAATTGTACGTCAGAGTTTTCAAGTTTTTGCATAACCTCTTGGCGGT